ACCCCGGCGACCCTTCTTTGGGTGCAAGCGCAGGCAATACGATAAATTGCCGCTGTAGCAGTTTATACACATTCAATTAGGTGATTGATATGAATAGAATGGTTGTTCCGTTTAGCGTAAAGAACATTGAGGAAGAACAGGACTTTTTCAGGTTTAAGGGGTATGCGTCAACCTTTGGGAACGTGGATCTTGGCGGCGATAAGGTTATGCCAGGCGCTTGGACTGAAACGCTCAAGGAAATAAAGGAAAGCGGAACGGTTGTGCCGATATTGTGGCAACACAACCACAGTGAACCGCTTGGCGTTTATGATGTTATTGGCGAAGATGCGAAGGGGCTTTTCGTTGATGGTCGCATGCCCAAAGCTGATTCGTTTGTTACCGGGCGCGTTATGCCGCAAATGAAAATAGGCTCAATCGGCAAGCTGTCCATCGGCTATGGCATTAAAAAAGACGGGTTCAAGTGGAAGGGCGATGTTCGTGAGCTGCACAGCCTTAAACTGTTTGAAACCAGCCTTGTAACGTTCCCCATGAATACCGATGCTGACATATTATCATTTAAAGCGATTGATTTCAGCACATTGGCAGATGTTGAAATACGAGAACTTGAAAGGGCAATGAAGGAAGGCATTAAGTTTGACAATAAAGAAGCAAAGCAGATTATCAGCCTTATGAAGTCAGCCGGAATGCTACGGGATGAGCATGACGGCAGCCGGGACGGTGACTTGAAACAATTGATGGAAAAACTGGATGAAACACTAACCATGATTAAGGAGCAGTAAAATGGCTATTGAGACAAAAGAAGTTTTGGAAAAAATCGAGGAATTCGGCAAAGCAGTAATACACTGCCAGGAAACATGCACCAAGCTTGAAAAACAGCATGATGGCATTGATTTTGATTCCATGCAAAAAGCAGCCGATGCGGGCGCAAAGGCGTTTGAGGACATTCAAAAGCTGCGTACTGAAATCAAGGCCGATGAGCTTACCGAGCGCCTGTTCGGAATTGAAAAGGCTGTTGCTGGTTTCAACGCAAGCAACGATGACGAAACACCGGCTGAACATAAAAATGCGTTTTACGCGTATCTGCGCAAAGGTAAAGAGATCCCGCAGGAGACAATTCAGTATTTCTGTGAAAAGGCAACCGAGAAAACACTGTTTTGTTCAAATTCGGAAAACGAAGCAGCCTATACGAAGGCACTTGTCGAGGGTTCAAACCCTGACGGCGGTTTCTTTGTAACGCCTGAGCGCTCATCCCAGATAATCACGCGCATTTTTGAAACTTCCCCTATCCGCTCGATTGCCAGCGTTGTGTCAACTTCGAGCAATGAAATGGAATTCCCGCTTGATGATGATGAAGCTGTTGCAACTGCCGTTGGTGAAGTTGAAGCACGCCCGACAACTGATACCCCTGAAATCGGTCTTGTTACAATACCTGTGCATGAATACTATGCAAAGCCAAAAGCTTCGCAGCGAATGCTTGATGATTCCGGTTTTGATATTGAGGGTTGGTTGCAACGCAAGGTTACCAGCAAGATCAGCCGCAAGGAAAATACTGACTTTGTTGTGGGCAACGGTTCCAAGAAGGCAAAAGGCTTTCTGACCTATGACGCATGGACTGCTGCCGGAGTATACCAGCGTGACGCCATTGAACAGATCACGTCAACTGGCACATCTGCATTGCTTGATGAGTCTGATGATTTGATTACACTGCAGAATAGCCTGATTGAAGATTATCAGGCGGGTGCGGTGTTCGGTGGTCGGCGCACTACTTTCAGCGCAATTATGAAACTGAAAGACGGCAATGGTCAGTATCTGCTCAATCCGTTCATGATGAAACAGGGAACCGACAAGATTCTGCTCGGACAGCCCTTTGTGATTATGGCCGACATGCCCGTGATTGCAGCATCATCTCTGTCGCTTATTTACGGTGACTTCGCGGAAGGCTACACCATCGTTGACCGTTTTGGTATCCGTGTATTGCGTGATCCATACAGCGCAAAACCCTATATTGAGTTTTACACCACCAAGCGCACGGGCGCTGCTGTCACGAACTACGAAGCCCTGAAAATCATGATAACAAAAGCATAAACACAATATTTATGAAAGGATATTGACATGCCTATTAAAGAAGTAGCAACACGACAAGAAGTGCGTTACGCACTGGAAAATCAGACCGTAGGAAACGCGGCAACGGTTACTGGCGCGGTCTTTGACACCGCCGATTATGACAACGGCATTTACTTTGCCGCGATGGTTACGGATTTCACGCTCGGCACATGCGCGATGACAATTTATGAGGATGACGCTATCGGCATGGGTACAGCTACCATCGTTGCAGCCGCCAACCTTATCTACACTTCCCCGACTTTGGGAACCGCTGCAACCGTGGAAGGCGCAAGCTGTGCAAAGCTCGGTTGTTTTGGAACCAAGCGGTATCTGCGCGTAACTCTGGTTGGTGACGCAGATTCGAACATGGATGTGGTTGTTGTTGCCATCAAGAACCCTGAAGTAATGCCCACAGGTCAGGGTGGACTGTAAACAATAATTTGATGCGGTGGCGGCCTTAACCGGCTGCCGCCAAGTCAAAAGGAAGGTGAATATGGCTTTTACAACGGAAATATACAAAGACCAGGGCGGTGACCGGATGGTGCTTAAATCCGGTGCAACGCTTACTGCTGAAGCTGGCAGCACAGTAACAATACCGGATGCATCTCTTGACAGTCCAACCATAGTGCGGAACGTGCGCGTGCGTGCGCTTATAGCAACGGTGAATACTGGCTTTACGCTTGTGGCTGCACAGCCGGGCAAGAGTATTCGCATGATTTCATGCAAGGCTATCGCATACGGCGCTGCTGTCACCACGCTGACATCTGTTGATGTTTCAGGCGATGACGGCTCTGCTGCAATCTTGGTTTCATTCTTGCAGGCCAGTTTGACGCAAAGCGCAGTGCTTAAAGACGGTGGAACAGGCGCAACGGTGCTTGCTGACGGTGCTTCTTATGTGGCGAATACCGCAGGCGTTGCAATCACAGCCAAAACTGTCGGAACTGCTGGAGCAGGAGCAACCGGAATTGATTTTATTATCAGTTACGCTGTTGAATAACTTTCTACCTCTCAGGCTGTGTCCTGATGAGGTGATTCAGTGTGTTGTGTGGGGAGTTGTCCCCCTTCGCCCCGCACAGCACACACCCCTTTATGGAGTTGAACGATGAAGATTGCAGCACTGAAAACAGGTAGGTTTGCACATCCGGTAGTGTCCGAACCGCAGATTGAAGTTGTCGAGGGCAAGGAATACGATGTTGATACGCAGATTGGTACAGCGTTGATTGATTGCGGGTGGGCAGAGGAAGTGAAACCCGAACAGAAAAAAGAAGAGCCGAAACCGATAGCGCCTAAACAGGCACGTAAAAAGAAGTCCAAAAAGGATAAGTAATGATCACTGACAATTACATTGTCAAAACAGCAGCAACAGAGCAGCCCGTCACGCTCACGGAAGCGAAGGCGTGGTGCAAGATCACGAACACGACCGAAGATGCCCTGCTTACTGCCTTGATTGTCGCTGCAACCGAGAAGGCAGAGAAGTTCACAAACCGCGTGTTTATCACGCGCACGATTACAGGGCATATATCGGGGCTTGCCCGTTCATGTTATGAAGTCGGCGTTTATCTTGAGCTTAGACGCGCCCCGCTGGGGTCTGTAACGACCGTAAAAGTGCTTGAGGATGATACGCTTGCAACGGTCAGCTCCGATGATTACAACGTGAAGGACACTGGCGGGTTCCCTCGCATTGTCTTTGAAGAGATTAATGACAGCCCTGACCGCGTGCCGTACCCGTATCAGGTTGAATTCGTGGCGGGTTATGGTGCAGCGGCAGCCGTGCCGGATGCGATCAAGACAGCTATCATGGAAGCGGTTTGTTATTGGCACAGCAACAGGGGTGATTGCGGCGGCGGCGATGAACTGCCCGGCATCGCAAAGGGGATTTTAAGGGAATTCAAAATTAGTAACACGTTTGCATAGGAGGTTATACCATGGACAGAGGCGCAAAACGAGAAGACGAAGAGAAAATTGAATGGCCTGACAAAAAGGGAACTGGCAACTAAATGACCTGCAACGTAAAGCGCATCAAGAAAACAAAGCTCTGCACAGGTGACAAAACGCACTATGTCGCTATTCAGACCCGTGCAATGGAAGGCACGCAGGTCGGGGAAAGTCAGCCGGTCGAGACATTCACAACGGTTCGGCTTCAGCATTGCGCACTTGAAACGATATCACCGGGGGTGGCACGGTTTGCAAAGATCAACATTGATGAGCAAGCTACTCATATATTTTGGACTGATTGGGATTCTGATTTTCCTGATGTCGAGAACCGCAATCATTATCTCCTGGATAATTCAAAGCGGTACAAAGTTCTTAAAGTCGATAATGTGAACGAACGGAAT